CTGCGCCACAGGAATCCATGACATCAGCAGCCTCCTACAACCATGAATAGCCCAACCTTTGCTCCTGAAAGAGGAAGCCCGGACAGGCAGCCGTTCTTATCCCAGTCGAGGATCTGGGTGTACAGGTAATCTGTACCGGCCGAATCATAGGTAAAAGACCGTGACGCGCCAGATGGAGCAGACTCTGAGGAGATTTTTCGGGCGCCGGACAGGGCGGCCAGTCGCGCGGCTGCATAGATGAGCAACAGCTTTTGCAGGCTTTCGGAGTAGCCCGCCCCGTCCATACAGGCAGACGCTGCACTGACCTGCTCGATCAGCAACTGAAGCACTGCGTCAGGAACCGTGAAGCCCAGCTCAGCTATCAGCGGCTTTACGTCATCAAGCGTGATTTGGGCTGCCATGGCTATTTCGCCTTCTTGGTTGCTTCTGCCAGCGCCGCTTCCGCTTCTTCAGCGCGTTTAGTTACCGCCTGCAGCTCTTCAGCATGGGCTTGCTTCAGCTGCTCCAGCGCGTCGGCGTGCTCTTTATCTTTGGTGTCAGCATCTGACTGAGCCTGCTTCAACTGCTCCAGCGCGTCATTAAGCTGTGTCTGCAGCGCTGAGGTATCAGCGGAGACAGGCGCAGAAGGAGTTGCCACTTCGAACTGAAGCGCCTCACCCTTTTCTTTTGATGCCTCAGCTTTGCCGTCCGCAACCCACTTTTCAGCGATCGCTTTATCAACGTCATAAACTTTACCGGCCTCCAGTTTCTGGAAACCGGCACCGGCAAAAAGGTTAGAGCTCAGGATTTTCACTAGTGCCATTGGTTGCTCCTTAAGAGGCGTGGATGACGGAGAACTTGTTGTTGATGTCCTGCTTGACCATCAGGCCCATCGCACCCCAGGTGCGCCACACGTAATCGCTGTTGTAGAACTGGCGCGGGTCGGCAACGGTGCCAATCGCCTGACCAACGATAGGCGCGATAACGCCTGCGGTCAGCGGGACGATCAGGATTTCGTTGCCGGACAGCTGCGCATCTTCTTTGATGGCGGCGATACCGGACAGCTTCAGCAGCTCTTCCAGTACGGTGCGGGTAGCGTTCACGTCGAAATAACGCTCGAGGTTCGACATGATCTCAGCCGAGACATACCAGGTCTGCGGCGCATATTGACTGTTGGTTACGCGAACCACATCACGCAGCGCGATGGCGTTAGTGCGCAATGCAACCGGATCAGTACTGGTTGCGAAGTTGAAGGTCAGAGTTACCTGAGCAACGCGCTCGTCAGCCTTCAGGCCTTTCCAGGTCAGGCCGTCAAACTTAACGAAGTTGCCTTCAGAGTCGCGGAACCCGTTGAACATGTAGTCAACGTACTGACGCTGCACGTCCTCAACAGAACCGCGCTGCGCATCAGCCTGAGACTGAAGTGCTGACGGGCTGTTGAAGATCGGGTCACGCCAGGTGAACTTAAAGCCTGAATCGTGGATAGGGACCATGGTGCCGTCGAAGGTGTAAGACTTCGCATCGAGAGCCGCGCCAATCTGGCCGCTCATGGATGTGTGCGCCCAGCCACGGCCGCCGGTGCGCGCATAGTCGTAGCGAGACTGTTCGATGCGCACAGAGCGTGACAGCGGCATCAGGTCGTTCAGCAGAGTGAACTGCGTGTTGGGCTCGAACTGCGCCAGTACGGTGGTATCAAACGCGCGGTAAAGACGGCGGATGTCATCAACTGCGTTGACCGCATTCAGGCGCCCGGCATCCTCACGGATACCGCGTACACGACCGAGGAAGTCGGCGGCAGCCTGCGCACCTTCATTGCGCGCCATCTGCAATTCGGCAAACTGCGCCTGGTTAACCTCAAGGTTGCCAGTGCGCTCGCCAATGGAACGGGAAAATACAAACATTCAGGTGCTCCTTACTTGATCACGACACGCAGCAGGTCACCTGCAGCAGTGGTATAGGCCTTGTCTTCTTCTACAAAGCAGCGAATAGCTTCGCCATCGGCCTGCGCCTTGACCTGGCCGTTTGCAACAGAGAGAGGCTGACCCTTTTTGTAGGTGCCGGCAGCGGCGCGCACGTTCAGGAACATGCCCGGCATTGGCTGGATGCCCACAACCAGCTCACCTGCCGGAATGCTGTCATCGACAGTCAGGCAGCGGAGATAGTCGTAGTTAGCGACATACAGAATGGCTTCTTCATTGCCGTCTGCTGACGCGGTAAATTTTCCTGCATCAAAGAAGCCAATGGTGCCGGGTTTTGTTGCAGCGGCTGCTGCGCCTTCACGGTTAAGCAGCGGATTAGGGAACACGCCGCCAGCGTGAATTACATGCTTTCCATCTTTCGCCATTTTTTACTCCGGCATTTCGCTGAGGGACTGGTTAGAGTTGACCTGGCGGAAAGAACCATTCAGGCCGGTGGAGGTTTGGCACTGCGCGTAAAGACCATCGAGTGCGGCGCCGTCCAGCGAGTTAACAGCCATATCTTCGAGGCCGAACTTCGCTTTCACTGCTGCGCGCTTTTCGGTCTTCTCTTTGTCGGCGTTGACGGCAAGACCGCTTTCAATAGTGCTGAGCTTTTCAGCGAACGGTGCGAACCAGGCAGGAGCCTGCTCACTGTTGCTGGCGCGTTCACGCTCTTCTTTCTCTGCCTTTTCACGAGCCGCTTTCTGTTCAGGCGTCTCCTCTTGCTGCTTCTCTTTTTCTGCCTGCATCTGGTTATAGGCGTCCATCAGCTCAGCATCGGTTTTGCCTTCAGTTGGCTTACCCGCGGCCTGAAGCGCATTAATGATGATGTTTTTCATCGGATCGGTGTCTCCGTTGGTTTTAATTTCGTACTCGGTGGGTTTGCGCACGACTTCTACAGGTTCGCCGACGAATTGAGCGGCGCCGTCATCGTCGATGAGGTACTTCTGTTTGAAATAGCGAGAGTCATCGCGATAGATAAAGCTGTCGGGCCAGACCGTTTCAGGCCATAGCCAGTTGTCGCCATCACGGCCTTCACGAAGCTGATCACTGATTGCTCGCTGAATATCGTCAAAGCTGAAATTTGAAGCGTTGGTGAAGAAGAACTTCGCCTTGTTGACGATGCCCTCTTGCGTGCAGTTGTAGCCTTCTGCAAGGCTGGCGATCTCGACCTGTTGCTCTTCGCCTTCGGAGTTAACGAAGATGCCTACGCCTTCATCTGGCGTGCCTGCGCCCGGCTCATCGAGAAGCACCGCAACATGGTCGAACATCATGTTGGTGGCGATCTCGTTGTACTTTTTACCCTTCGACTCGCCGTTAGCGGCGATGCCGGAATAAAGCAGGCCGGTAGAGATATGGATCGGGTCGGAGTTGGTGCCGGCAGCCATTTCATCCAGGCGGTTGATCAGGCGTTTACCCTTCTCACTGGATTCGGCATAACGGCGGTCTACGTACATATCGCCCGTAACTTTGCCGTCTGCGTGGCTGACGTTCTGAAGCCAGGCGCCAACGTGGTAATTGTTGACTGCGCGAACATCGCGCGCCGAAACATGCTTGCCGTCCACTTTGGGGTGCCCCAGCGGCATCGGGTTGCGCTCCAGCGTGTTAAACGCCTTCTCAATTTCTGCTGCCGGGTACAACTTCCGGTTCATCACGATGTCGTCGACAACGGGCGTGATGCCGCGAACCACGATATGTGGCTTGTCGTCGATGGTTTCGGTAGTGATGTTTGAAGCGGAGTTGACGACGGTCAGCACGTTAACGCGATTGCGTTTCATGCTGTGTCCTCACTAGCGGTTGATAGGCACTAAAAAGGTCGCCTAAGCGACCTTTGATTTATTCCTTAAACCCTATTTAGAGCTGTAATATGGAACTCAGATGCCCCATAAATATCTCTTAATCTATCGAGAATTGCTTTGTGAACTTGAGGGGGAGCAGAATCTGAAGGGGCTTCAATAATATCCGAGCCTGCTTTAAAGATAGCGTGACCGCCCGCCTCAGACGATATATAGATTGCCCATGAGTAGAACCAGTAATCTTTCATAAAATCCTCCTGTTTTGGAGGAAGTATTGTCTACTTAAAATCAAGCAATCCAAGCACTTCTTTCATTATTTAGACGCTCAATTAAGCCAGAGTTCACAACCTTGCCATCGTCATCAAGGATGACCGGTATCTGGCTGCAATAGCAGTGAAAGCGGTTGCCATCACGGCTGTACCATTCACGAACTTCCTCAACCGTGCGCGTCTTCCCATGCCAGAAAGCGTGGCTGGTTCGTGTGGTTGGCTTAAGTGCAGAAAGATGCAACAGAGCGGTATTCAGGCCAAGCCGCTCTTTTGACCATTCTGTTTCATTCCATTGGGCCTCACGTAGCGCTCCTACCTGCTCTGTCTGCGCCATGTTTTTGGCTCGAACCATCGAGACATCAAGCCGCCGACTGATAATCCGTGCTGTCTCGCGCGGGTTGATTCCTCGCCCTACCGCGTCGGAAATTACATTCGCCAGATCACCGCGTACCCTGTCCGACTCCAGTCGCCAGTCGCTGTAAGTTGAGACATAAGCAGACGCGACCTGATTCTGGTAAGCCGGAGAACTGAGAAGCTGCTGGAGCGTGGTTTGCTGCTCGTATATCGGCGACTGAACAGACAGGTTAGTGAATGCCTGATGTGTGCCGCGCTCATATTCATCCGCCACGTAGCTCAGCGCCCAGAGGTTGTTGCTTCCTCCCTCCAGCAATGCATCATCCAGAATGATCTGCACGCGCTGCAGCAGGTCGGCCAGTTGCGCAGCCGTCATGTCATAGATATATGCCCCGGCATTCACCTGGTAGATGACGTTTCCGTGCACCGCATGAGATTGATGGTTACTGGCTCGCTCATGCCCGGTTAGTCGCTCATCGAATAGCTGCTTAAGCGCCACCTTGATGCGGTAATAGCGCCCCTCAATGTCGCGAAACATCAGGTTAACCGGACGGGCTGACTGTGTCGGGTCTGCTTTATTGCGGGGTATTACCGGCGTTCGGATCAGCTGTGGTTTCGTCATCAGTCAGCGGGTCCTTACCTGTGGGCGCTTTGTTCGGATCGGGCGGTTGCTGAGGCTCATACTCAGGGAGAGTTTGCAGCTCACCAACTGCGCGAATCTCGTTCTCTTTCACTGCGGAACGGCCAAATGCCTGCTGCGTTTTCTGGGCGACATCGGCCATCTTCGCCATGTTGTCGATTCTGTCAGCCTGTGAAGGAGCCAGCAGATCAGACCATGAGACGGTGATTTCATCATTGGCCGCCGGGGCGATTAGCCCGATAGCCCAGAATCGGCGCACCAGTGTTTCAATCACGTCAGAAAGGAAGCCGTTGCGGCGAGACATGCGGGTTCGCGCCCAGTCCTTCATATCCTCAGAGGATGCACGCTCACCCGTTACCTGCCCAATGAGTATCTTCACCGGCATCGGTATTGTTGCGCAGAATTCACTGAGCGAAGTGCGCCAGGTGGGTTCCGGATCGGCAGCGGCCACTGACAGCACTTCGGCCGACCCGGCCTGCATGAACGTTGCGGCATCAGTACTCTGGTTAAGACGGACTACCTGTTCATTAAGCGCGTCCGCCAGATCGCCATCCGCAACGCCAAGGGCTGCTGCAAGCGCGCGGAAGTCGGTTTTCTCACTGAAAGCGAAGTTAAGCTGCCGGCTGGCATTCTTCAGGAATCCCTCAGAGCTGCCGCCTGATACCTTCTCAATGTCCAGCAGCTTGTTGTATCCGGGGCGCAGGAGAGGAACGCCAGAAGTCAGTAGACCATCATCAGCACCTTCAGCGAGGATAATCACGCGATCCGGATGGATGCTAATCTGTCGCGCCGGTGCGCCGCCCTGCTGCCCTTCAACTGGAAGCTCGGTGAAGCTGTACATCTTCGGCTGCCCGAAGCTTTCGCTGTCGGGGTCGGTATCCCACTCGCTGACATCCAGCTGCGATTCCCATACCGGGATCAGCTTAACCAGAGCTTTATCTGCAGTTCTGCCAATAACTGTTTTATTGGCCGGTTCACTCCATCGCCCGCTATCGCGCAGCTGGATTAGCAGCGCTGAATACCGGCCAACCATGTTACGACGATCGGCATCCTTAATTTGCTTCCAGCAACGTTTTAGCAGTCGCTTTAGCGTTTTGTCCCATTCAGACTCGGCTTCGGCATCCTTCGACTTCTCCCCCTCAAACACCTCTGGGTAATCTTCCCAGCAGCCATCGGCCATGCGCTTGACTGCAGCGCCCGCAATAGCGTTGCGCTCATAGGCGTTGTAGAAGTCGTCGAAGGTCAGATGGTTCGGGTAGCCAAACTCCTGATAGATGCGCTGGCGCTTGGTATTGCCCGATTTGCCAACATGCTGCCCGTACAATGCACGAGCGCGCCCCTCCGCCAGGCTGTTAATTGCCACGGACAGCGCATTCAATTTATCTGGTGTCACGTTGTCCTCCGTCAGCGCTTACGCACCAACATGCCAGTGATCTGCGGCTCTCTTAATTCGGTCAGGGCATAGACCATTGCGTCTAGCCTGTCGGGTGATTTCTTTGCGGTGGTCGGTACGTATTCCATCAGCTGATTTTCCAGCGTATAGAGGCTGCCGCGATGCGCTACGCGGCCCTGCGCATAGAGTGCTGATATTGGCTCAGCTCGGGCGTACTTTCCCTTGCTGGCGTGAACACGGATGATCCTGCCGGTAAACCCGGCATTCACCAGCGTATCTTCAGCCATGTCGCCGCCTTGGTTGGTTTCAATAACAATCGCGTCAGCCTTATGGTCGTGATAAGCCTGTATTGCGCGCGTTGCCCAGCCATTAGGGGAATATTTGCCGCTGTAGTCAGCATCAGTGCTGTAAAGCCTTTCGTCGCCGTTCCCGTATACACTGGCAACCACAATGCCTGACTCGTCGCTCTCTTCACTGTTCGTAGCCTGCGGATCGACTGCAACCACGGTACGCGTCAGCTCTTTGGTGATACGCATCTCATGCGCAGCGCTGATCATCTCCTCATCCCACAGCGCGCCCTCGGCGTTGAATCGCTTAGGATTCTGCATGTACTGAGCTTCAGCAGTGCGCCGGTGAGAAAACAGCGATACACGGTGCGATTCGTTGTGCTTGAACGGCCACAGCCAGCCATCCGGCAGGCCGTGCTCAATCGGAATGGCGTGGGTGTTGTCTGGGTATTGCTCAGCGTAAGACAGGCTGTTATCGATGATGACCGGCAGATTGAGGTGATGCCACATCTCCCCGCTGCCACCGCGCAGCAGATAGCCGCTAAGGTCGTGATAGTGGATGCGTTGCATAATCACGATCATCGGCGTCGTTTCAACGGCCAGACGTGATTTGATGGTTTCGTTAAACCGGTTGTTTACGCCGCCGCGAACAGTTTCACTGTAGGCATCGTCCGGCTTAACCGGGTCATCAATAATCAGAGCGCCCTGCCAGCCCGACTCCATATGCCCGGCACGAAAGCCGGTTACCTGACCAGCAGCTGACGAAGCGTAAACGCCGCCGCCGTGCTCATTCCACCACATCGCCTTGCTGTCGGCATCGTCGCGCAGCTCCATGGGCCACATCGCCTGATAAGCCTTCGACTTGATCATGGTGCGGGCGGTTGAGGAGTTCAGCAGCGCTAGGTTATGCGAATAGGACAGGTGCATGAAGCGGGCGCGGCTATTCAGTGCCAGCCCCCGACCCATCATGTTGATCGTTGCCAGTTCGGTTTTGGTGTAGCCAGGCGGAACGTTGATGATCAGCCGTTTTATATCGCCGTCAATCACGCGGTCCAGCGTCTGCTGTATTACCCGGTGATGAGGCGCGACAATCATCTTGCCGCCGGTGCGCTGCTTGAAGAAATAGCGGGAGAAGTAAAGCCCGTCCTCCTCGCACTCTAAGCGTCGCGCGTAATTCTTTTGCTCAGCAGTCGTCATCCTCCAGCATCTCCCGCCGGGCAGCCTTGTATTCGTCTTTCGTCAGCGTGGCCACTTCAATCGGCCCGCCGTTCTTGCCGGTGTGCTCATGTGCCGCCTGCTCTTTAAAGGCCATCACGCTGATGTGCTTTCCGAGGAGTTCAAGATTTTTAACCTTATCCGGCCACTTAATCTTCTTGAGGATATTCTCCATGGTCGTTTCATCGAAGTTTGTAACGGTAGTGAGAATATCCAGGCCACTTAGCGTTGTTCGCCAGACCTTCGGCCACTCGTGGACCATTTTCAGACCACCGTCATCCTTCAAAATGTCGAGCACATCCATTTCGTCAATTTCAACCAAGCGGCGCAGCACGTAATCTGCGTTTACCTCTATCCTTTCGTTGCGCTCTGATTTAAGGTCAATGATGCGTTGCGCAATGTCTGGTTTTGTGAGGTTTTCGCTGCCTATCTTACGGGCAGTGTTATCGCTGTACCCCGCCCGAATGGCCGCTTGCGTGGCGTTCAAATCGATGAGGTACTCGCGACAGAACATTTCTTGTTTGTCGGTGAGTGCCATGTTTTATTCCAAAGGATTGAGTATGTCAGAAATTGTTAAGCGCTCTTCTAAAAACGCTGGTGATGCAGGTGAATACTTCGTTGCATATATGCTGTCACGCCAGGGAATAAGCGCAGCACTAACCACAAGTGGCTCTAGCGCTGTAGATATAATTGCCACTATTGACGGTTCAAAGAGCATCAGCATTCAGGTTAAAGGCTCATGGGCAAGGAGCCAGCCACGTCAATGGATGGTCGGCAAGCACATGCCTGCTGCTTCTCCTGATTTCTTTTACGTGTTCTGCAATATGTCTGAAGATATAGCTAATAAAAATGCTCCTGAAGTTTTCATCGTTCCGAGCGAAGTGGTCGCGAGCAATTCCACCTGGCATCACAGTGCGCCACTCTTCAAAATCGCAAAAGGTGAAGATGAAAAGTATCTGGACCGCTGGGACTTTATTCAGTTGGCTCTGGCACATACTCCATCTTGAGCACGTCATCAGGTGCGAGGTATACCCAAGCGCAATCTTCCTGAGCAATTCCGATAAAGCCGTTCACGATCTCCGGCTGTGACCGGTTCATCAGACCAACATGCGTTTCACCGGATTTGGTGGTTACTGTAATGCGGTAGGTGTCTGTCATGCTGGCTCCAATAAAAAACCGCCCGGAGGCGGTATTGATGAAATCAAACTGATGAACCCTCATCCTCTTTTTGTTTTCGCTTTTCATAGTTTGAGGGTGGGAAAGTAATGAATCTATATGCCTCTAATGTGTCATCTGGGCCTAAAATATACTTACGCGTTGCATTCATAAACTCGTGGTAGTCCAATGCGTCAGGGCTCCCTGATAGTCTTTTCGACAACTCGGTTGCCAAATCTGTGGGAAGCCAAAGAAAAGCTTCATTTGTTAGTTTACGCAGATTTTTTTGATCGCCAGGCTTAGATACCCATTCTGCCATTAACTCTGCAATCAGAGCAGACTTCATCCGAATTTCGTATTGACGCTTTTCAGCCTCAAAAAGTTTATCGTTCGCAGATTTGATCTGTTCTAAAAGAACATCATATTCATGTTCTACTGAGTATTGGATAGTGCTTTTTATCCAAAATCTAAAAATTACTCCACCTAAACCAAATA